GGGCAGGCGGCCTCTCGCGAATTGGGTGCGGAGCTTAGCTTTCCTAAAATAGCACGGAAAGTAATAATATCAGAGGCCGAGGTGTTTTTTATTCCTCAGCCCCTAATTTTATAGCTTACTTTTTACGTGATTATACCAAAGTTTTCTAAGTTCTTTTGAGTATTCTTCACTATTACCTACTGCATTTTCGTTGTGGTAGTTTTCATTATCCTCAATCTCATGTTTTAAGAAAGGTAAGATGAGGTCTCTGAGATTGTTTACATCGCTGTTTGAGTATGTAACGTGCCAAGTATTATTATTAGTATTGTATATGAAGTAGTAATCATATTCTATATTTGACATGAGTACTATTTCACCATCACTTTCCATATCCTTCTTATAAGTTTCTACGCTATCATACTTTTCTGATAATCCTGAGTCTAGCCTGTATATGATATTATCAGTCCTCAGTATATGATTCACTTCCTGATCATCCTTACCTACCATCCAGCTCTTAAGTGGTCCTGCGAAACTTTTTATTGCCTCTACGTATTTGTATATATCCTGTGGCAGTCTTATACCATACGTCTTTTCAAATTTACCTAGTCTTTTCGTAACTGTGTCGAGATTGTATAGTTCAATGAGGTACTGGCGAGGGTTATTTTTCAGTAATCCGCTAAGCTTTTTCTCCTCTGCATTATGCTTGCTAACGTAGTTATTAAACTTGTCGATACTTTCCTTCGACGTTCCAAACCATCCAGGCTTAAGTCTATCCCAGTTATTTTTATAGTACTGTTTTTTCTCGAGCATGGCATATTGTTTTGTTCTTAAGATTATCATGCCTTACGTTCCACTTACGATACTTCCTGAATGTGGTGCGCCGGTAAATGGACATGTAGGGATGCAATTAAAGGGTCCACTCATATCTGTTCCAGCTGTTCCCTTTGTTTCTAATTTTCCGCCAGTTATTTTTACATTCGGCGCTTTAATAGTTGCACTTCCCTTACATTCTATCTCTGCACTGCCTTCTATAGTAAGTCCAAGTTTTCCATCAGTTTTTATATTAATGTTCCCTGACTTATCTATTTTAATCCAGCTTGTCGGTTCAGGTGTTGTATCTTTTTCTTGTTTATCATTATATTCACTGGCAGGGTCAAAGATTCCGATAGTTAGTTCAGACTCTGTCATCTTAATCATCTTTCCCCTTGACCTTATACCAATGAAATTATTCTCCTTTAGTTTTTCGTAGAGGTAGTAGGATTTGTATGTAGGGTCCAATTCAAGTAATACTACCACATCACCTACTCTTGGCTCATCTACTTCCCCTCTCTTTGGAAATGCACGTAGTTCTTGATTACGTCAAGGGATATCTACTTCTACTGTATAAAGGTCTGGGTCAAGTATTTTTGTAATTGTTCCTATACTATATTCCATTACTTCTTCTTATTTTCTCCACTTATCTATAGTTGTCTTCTTCAGCACACCATTTTCTCCATCGTAGATATATAGTTCTCCATTTTTTATGTTTGGATTTACTACTAGTGCACCCTTTTCATTTTCCCCTATGATATGGAAGTCTGCTGGTCTACCGTTTCCGTATGTATTATAGCCTTCTTTTCCTAATCTTCTATAGGTAAAACTTGGATATCTATAGCGTGTACCTGTGACATAGTTATCTGGTAGTTGACTTTTAATCTTATTATATAACTGTGGATTATTAGTCTGTAGTAGCTTGCCTGTATCACCGACTAGGCTCCTATAGTGTGCCTCTTCTTTGTCTAGGTTATAACTACTTAATGCGTCAGGATTAGAAGGTTGATTTTCCCTAAATTTCTTAGCCAACCAAGCCGCCCCACCTATTGCTACAGGTACTGTCAGTAATGCACCTGCTTTTACTAGGTCACCCTCTCCGCTGTAATTCTTATTTCTTAGTATTATCATTCTTAGTTGGATTTTGTTCACTACCTAATGCGATCTTACCATTCTCTTCAAGTCCTACTAGTTTTGTTGTCCACTTTGTATGGTATCCGTCATCCGCCACATAATCTGAATCATCAATGGCTATAAAGAATTCATTGGACTTGATTAGGTAATACTTGAAGGGCCACATCTTAGAATCTACTGTTGTCTTCGAGTCTCTTGTATATTCAACAACATCACCTATTTTAAACTTAGGTACTTGTCGATGTGTTATAATTATCTCTTGAAACATGTCAGAGTAGATGTAAGATGTATTATAGTTCAAGTTTTCACTCATCTGGTAGTAATCTTTGTGTACTATGCTCAATGCTCCACCTTTCTGTAAGACTCTAGGATTTACAGGCATTACGTCCTTATATTTTTCTTCCCAAATATCTTCAACCTTGCTATAGAGTACTGGTTGATATTTCTTACTGAACGGTGTTTCTTGTGTGAAGTCTGAGTCTGCGTGTATTATGAGTTTTGGTTCACGGTTTCCATATGAATCAGAGAGTCCCATAGTTTCTTTTATCATGAGTCCCTCTAGTCCAAATGTGAAGATACTATTTCTCTTATACCCTAGACATACCCGCCTTAGGAAATCTTGATCTGTCTCATGATTTTGATAGAGCTTTAAGTTTTTTGCTTGTAAGTCAGTATCACATCTCAGATCAACTTTTCCAGGATATACACCTCTTATGGAATCTTCAATACTATCCCAGACAGAGGTATGTTTTTCGTCGAAGAATTTTTGATCCCCAACACATACAAACTCGATATCTAGGTAATTCTTCTCATGCCATCTGTTAGTAATGAACACGGGGATATTATAGATAAGTCCTCCTTCTTGTTCTAGTGTAATAGTGCCTGTGTATTGTTCCGTTATTAATTTCAATGATTCAGACTTTCCTGCAACCTCAAGTCTCATTTCACCTCTTGCTAGTTCTCCACCAAGTTCTTCATATAAGTGGAGTGATTGAAAACGGTAACCTGAATCAAACCAGGGCTGAAAATCAACACTAGTCTTATATAAATTTTTATATTTCATTTCTTACATTCCATTAAGCAAGTTATCGATTACAGATTTAGGATATACATTTAAGACAGTACCTTTTGTAAATGACTCAAGGCCCACTGCACAAGTTAAGATAAGGAGTCCTGTATATTTTGTGTCTCCGTATATATCTTTTGCAATTAGGTCTGGTCTAAATTCGTATGTCTTAATAATGTATGGTTCCTTTTCTGCTTCGAATTCTTTAAGCCTATCGAGGAGTACAGAGTTAAATACATCATACCCCTCGATATAATTTTTCAGATCCTGCTTAGTACTTTCAATTCTACTTGATTTCTTATACATTTGGTAGTCTATTTTGATTAGATGCCTTTACCTTTTCTAGTGATCGTTTCATTTCATTCAGTATACCACCATCTCTACCTTCTGCAGACTGACTCATATATCCTGCGCTAGCTCTACCACTAATAAATCTTTCTAGTGATACCGCCGAATATTTAGAGGCCGGACGTAGAATGATGTTAACTTCAGCAAATAATGGAGAGATCTTACCACTACCGAAAGGATCTTTTACCATTTCCTTGCTTTCATTGATACTGATATTACTGATTACTAAGTTTTCGATCGCATAGTAGGGTCCGATTCTAAGTTTCAATGTACCTTTCTGAATTAGATCCACATCCTTAATATCGGTCTCAAAACCGGCGGGAGGAGTTTGCCAAGCCATAACGGTACTAACAAAATCTTCTACATCTTGTCCCAGTGCTTTGAATTTAACAGGTACATAATCACCAACTGCATAAGGTAAGAGTCCTATTAATTGATCGGTTACTGTTAGGTATTGTTTATCTTTATTTACTCCATGTCTATCAATAAGTGTGTCATACCTGTTAATAGTTGGAAAGATAGTAAATTTCATACCAAAGTTACTACCGAAATCAGTACCAGTGCCTGTGTAGTATGTAAATCTAGTACCCTTTACATCAAGTGCCCTAGCTAGATACTTTGCCTGTGCTGAATAACCACCTGCCGCAGCCTCAGTAAAGATCTTAGAAATTCTACCCACTGTCGCTGCTACATTATCCCCAGCTGCCTGTCCCGCATTTTTAAACTGTGCTGACTTACCTACCATATCTTGTAATGCCTCTGCTAATATCTTAGAGTATGGTGCTTTAGGTCTCATTGAATTCCATAACGATCCAATTTCATCTCCACCAAAACCAGTCCATTCGTTAGTAACAGTTACTTGAAAGTCTTGGTTAATAATAGATCTACATAGTGGAAGTTTACAGTACGGATATTTCACCGCACTGTTCTTCTCATCTAGTATAATAGTCTTAGAATCTTCCTCTTGTAGGTCTGCTGGAAACTCAACCCAATTCTTAACACCTTCATCATCCTTAGGTTTATTAGGATCTTCCCAGGTATTAGGGTATAGACCAACAGATAACATAGGGTTTCTAAGTTGGAGATCATAATAGAATCCACTAAGTTCTCCAGTCTTGTTATTATTATGTTTCATTACTTAGTCCATCCTTGAGTTTTTACTGTTTCTTTCTTAGGTGCTGTATTACCAACAATCTTAGAAAGTAGTTGATTAGTTAGATCCTGCTTTCCTACTAGTTCTGACATATAAGCAGAGGATACCTGATTAGCAGCAGCAGAAATCTTTTCATACTTACTAGCTGCCCTACTAGATACTGCATCTTTATTGATATTTGCCCTACTAGTTCTGCCAGCAAGTGTTGAAATTCTCTCCTGATCAAGTACACGGAATAGGTCTTTGTTAGAATCAACCATTTTCTTTGGGGCGATCCATTCACCTTCATGTACATAACCAACTGCCTGTCCTGTATCACCAACCCTAGTAAATCCACCTGTTGCATGGTGTCCTGGTCTTGTTGTATCGGACTTAGTAGTGTTGCCCTTCTTAGGTAGAGGTGGTAATGCGGTTTGGATGTCTCGCAGCGCTTGATTCCGCTTTTCACTATTTGGAGTGAACCTTAGCTTAGGTGTTAGAACAGGTTGCATATTAGCGTCAAGTCCTACTACGTAGTTTCCTGTTGCTAGCTTTTTCTTAACTGATGGTATTTCTGCGAACCTTTTCTTACGAGCTTCTATTTCAGAGTTACTTGTTCCACCAATTGCGTCCTTTACTTGTACCTTACCACTAACAACATCCGGATTTGCTTGTATTGCTCCACCGTGACCAAAGATACTGAAGAAATTACTTATAGTAGAGCTAACTGTATTCCAGGCTGACTTAAGGGCACTACCAATACCTGATACAACCCTAGCAATTCTTTCTGGGAATGATTTTATACCGTCTACAAAACTGTTAAATAGATTAGTTGCCTCCGATACCTGCTTATCAAATATACCTTTATTATTAGAGAACTGAGTTTTTGCATCTTCGAGAGTACTAGAATAACTTTTTACAAACCTGTTCTTTTCACTCTCAAAATTCTTCTGCATCTTATCCAGTTCCTGCATCTTCTTATAGGCCTCATCGTGTAGTTTAGTAGCAAGTGGTATATTATTATCATCTATAGCTTTATTGATTAGGTCCTTATATTGTTTAGTAACTAATTCTCTTTCTTTTTCTATCGCTGCAATACTGCCATCGAATTCTGCAACTTTCTTATTTCTATCTTGCAGTCTCTTCTTCAGTGTATTATTGTTAGCATTCTTCTTATCTACATATATATCACTCTTACCTAGGGCATCTCTTCTTGCCTTCTCTATTTCAATCTGTTGTCTAAGTTTCTCAGCCTTCTCTGGATTATCCTCTGACTCTAACTGTTTCTGTAATGCATCTATCCTATTCTGTATTGTATTTACTTGACCTTGGTGATAAATCCTTCGTCCTGATGAATTTAGGTGAGTTCTTATCTGATCATAGGAACCTTTATATCCCTCTTTCTTGTAGAGTCCATAGATATACTCCATTGCTTCATCATACCTACCCTCTTGCATTAAGGCGAGGTATTTCTTTCTGACTTTATACCAATCTGCTGGAGACATATTTAATTCTCCAAAGACGCCAGTATTAAGTCCAGCAATTCCACCTTCAGATCCTTCACCTTCAAAGCCAAGGAATGCGTTATTTATGTCTTCTCTGCTAATATTTGCTAGTTGTTTCTTTCTATGCCATAAGAATGTCCTACCGTCATTCCAAGCGGCAACTCTCTTCTTACTTGCAAGCCTACCTTTATCATCAAGTCCTACCCAGTATTTCTCAAATGCATTGTAGTCTTTAACACCTCTCTCTTTAAGGTAGATCTGATTCTGTTTCCAAAGTTTACCAGCTTCACCTTTAAGGCTTAGTAGTTTTTTCTCTTTTGCTAGTTCTGCGTCTGACTTAGCATCGAATGGTTGACCAATTGTAGGTAGTGGTCCGCTTGTTGATGCACTATCCCACGCAGCTCCAATAGATCCTGCAATACCGCCAACATCAAATCCACCTCCTGCTGCACTACCTGCTGCATTTGGGTCGAAAGATACTGAATTAGAATCACCAAGATAACTAGCAGCACCTTTTAAGTATGTGTATGGGTCAGCTTCATAGTAGATCTGTCCCCCGTTATTATTAAGCTGTTGGTTAAGAGGCGTTCTACTAAGACTCATAATGAACGTTCCAAAATCTCTAGCCGCAAGTGAACCTCTAAATTTACTGAGGAACATATTCAGCTTGGCATTCATGTAGTCTTGTACAGATCCATAGGTAATATTCTTACCACCCCTCTGCATTCCACCAAAGTTATTCTGATTTCTTGCAGCATTACTAGTACCACCTGCAGATTCATAGCCATCTTGTGCAGTGAAGAAGCTACTGAGTCGACCTGCATCTTCTTCGCTCATACCTCTCTGTTTCAAGACGCTATACCACTTAGCCTTATGCTCTCTCCAGAAACTAGCTCTATCGGCTTTTAGATTTCCGGCGGATACAGTAACTGGCGAACTAAATCCGTATGATGGAGCACTTGCCACTCCTCCTCCAGCATATCCTCCACCTCCAGAGAAAGAACTACCACCGCCAGCATATCCACCGCCGCCTCCATAGACTCCGCCAATGTGATCATTATAACCACCACTACCAAAGCCTCCGAAAGTGTTAGGTGTATCATTGTAGTTACTGCCGAGATAAGGTGTTCCACCTGTACCGTAGTTTCCAGAGTCTGTATCTCCCAGTGGTTCTCCGTTTGCACCTACTCTGTTAATATGTCTGAGAATAACTCCTTGCTTTCTTCTATGATAGCCAGTGTTAATACCACCCCACATGTTTTTCTGTAGGTAGTCTGACATCCAAAGTCTACCAGAGAACATACTAACATGGCCATACGCATGACCTGGCATTTCTTGTTGTGCTAAGATATCTCCTGGTTGTGGACTCCATTTTTGCCAATCGACTGGTGCAAATCCTACTTTACCTAAGGTTCTTGAAAAGTCCCTAGCATTACCAAGTACACCCTGTAGTTTATTAGCCGGTAAGTGCAGTCCTGCTTCTATTGCAAGTCTAACATACATTGCACAACTAGCAGCAGATCTAGGTCTAACATTTCTTTCGAGTGTTCTACATGCATCAGCTACAAAGAATGGTCTAGCTTTTCCATATCTAGTATCCGCTCTGCTAGGCATTGTTCCCCATCTAGCACCAGCACTATCATGTTGATTTGTGGATAAGCTACCAACAAACCCGCCAATCATATTAAAGCCTTTATTAGCGTACTCTATACCGGTGTTAATTCCACCAACAATGCTATTACCTAGTCTCTTAGAGTTATTTTCAATTGCACCCATAGATGAATTTGCCCAGAATGCTTTTTCCTCTGCTAGGTTCGAATTATGTAAGTTTTCAAATTCCTGGAAGTCTTTACTATATTCGTTGATATTAACATCGAACATAGTCTTAGGATCTTTACCAGCCCTTGACCATTTTGCACTAGCCGCCTGCACACCACCTGCTCTACGAAGAAGTGAATTTTGTATCTGACCAAGTGCAGCAATACTCTGTTCCTTGAAAGACTTGACTCTATAAATCCTACTAGCTAAGTATCTAATTGCCTCAGGTGATAAGCTATAGAAATCATAGAAACCTTCTCCTGGGTGTGGGTCATCATAAGGAACCAGCTTATACTTATAACCGTTTGCAGTTGCTCTATTATATGCATTTGCGATTTCACCTCTAAAATAACCCAGTGGACCTGTATTACCTAACACTGCACCTGCTATACCACCTCCAAGTACATATCCTGGTAGTGAGTGCCTGAATTTAGTATTACCTGAGTTGGCTACTGATTTTGCTAAGAATCCAGGTGCACCACTAGCACCCATTGCATTAGCTATGTTATCAGTAATTGCCATCTGTGTAGTAGCGCCACCGAAACTCTTAGCATTTTCACCAGCATAATCTTCTTCTGTCTTTGGTACTCGGATTGCCTTCATTCTGACAGTAGAGATCATACCGGACCTAATGAGTTTTCCAGCATCACTACCGAACATCTGCTGAACGAAGTCCCTATCTACTGTAACACCACCATTTTTAGTCGCATAGTCTTCCATTCTTGAAAAACCTGCTGCGACTCTAGCTGTATCAATCTTACCTGTCGACGCTGCATCTCTATAGGCACCCATGATATCTCTACCCTGTGATATTTGGCCGGATACAGAACTGGTAAGGTTTCCACTGCTATCTAGGGCCCCCTTCATCAAGCTGTATTTCTTCTGTCCATTTCTATTTGCGACAACAGCAGCAAGATCACCAGCATCTGTATTTTTAGCTAGGGTAGTATATTCATTGTACATATCCCTCTGCATCGCTGCATTGGAACTTTTAATACCTTGTGTGCTAATATTTGTCTTTAGTGCGTTCTGTATTCCCTTTTTTGGGTCGACCATTGCAGTGAGAATATTACCAAGATACCCGGCCATACTAGACAGGGTTAGACCAATATTACTTAAGTCAATATCTGGGAACTTAATAGCCTTCATAGCAGCACCTCGTTCCTCAAATCCATGGTCTAGTTTCATCTTGAGGTAGTCAATAAGATCTTTACCTACTCTCATAAGTGCCGTTCCTACTGTATCACCTTTTCTTACATCACCACCAAAGAAACTAATAAAGTCGGCTCTAAATCCTTTACCCATTCGTGCCAGTGAGTTACCATCAACACCAACACCAAAATAATCTAGTCCGCCCTTTATTTTTTCACCGACCCAAGTAATAGCCTTTAGTACCTTGGTCCAGTGTTTTGCTAAGAAGGTAACACCAAATAGCATGAGAAGTGTTTTAAACTGTCCACCTACTGAGTTACCTATTTCTTTTGGATTAAATGTCGTCATCATTTCTTTTCCGACACTCTCCATCTTTCTTAGCATCTTATTTGCACTCTTAGTAAGACTCCACTCACGTCTATCGAAGTCTCTACTCCTACGTAAGCTTTGTTCTTTCTGGGCAGCGAATGCATTACTTACCCATGTTTTAAATTTACTTTGTCCGGGATCTGCTTGTCTTGGTGCAGAACCCATAGAACCACCTGCAACATTATTAGTAGTAGTTGTGTTATAGTTGTTGTTAATTACTATATTATTTGGTACTACCTTTACACTTCTACCTTGGGTCCTCTGTACTTTTGGTTGTCCTAGTCCATATTTCCCCAGTATCTGTTGTGTCTGTGGATTTACTTGCATGTCTTGAGATCCTGCCATACTAGCTATTTCACCCGCTTGCAGCATCATAGAGTTAGATTGTTCATCTTGATCCATTGCAGCTCGTTCAAGGGCAAGGTTCTGTTTTCTCTGATCCTGTATTGCCTGAATCTGATTACCTACTGCTTGATAATCTGCAAGGTCTCCTCCCCGTCTTCCTGCAAGTTCTCTAGTTCTTTTCTCTAAATCTTTATCACTTGCTGCCATTATTCTATTATCTAGACAGGTTAAGGATTTCAGTTGTCATAGGTTGTTCACCTTCACTACTTTCATCATCCTCACCCTGTTTATTTTCTGCTTGTACTTTATTGACACCTTGTATCGTCTGCCCCTTATCACCAAAATCAATAAGTGGAAAGTCAGGATCAGTCCCTTTTGATGTTTCTATAAATTTATCATACGTATCTCTAAGTTTGAATAGTGCACCAAGTCCATAGTGCTCAATATTATCAACCTTGAGAAACTTATTTAAATAGAATTTTAGTTCCATCAATCGGGCAATTGACATAGATGTCTCGAAAGAAATCGACAATAAGCGAATCAACACTTACTGCCACACTCCTCCTTTCCTCAGGCTTCTTACCTTTATTACAATCTGGACAAAATACTTGGACTGGCTCTAGTCTATCGTAGTAAAGCTCTCTCAGTGCCATCAACATTGTAATATCAGAGTGCTTTGCGCCAAGTACATCCTGCTCAACCTGATTACCTTGCAAGTCGAAGTCTTTTATGAGGGCTATAGTTTTAATCATCTTGAGGTCCGTTATCTTCCTGAACTTAAGATAGAGTTTAAATACCTTCATAAAATCATTCCAAGTTGGTACAATGGTTTCGTATTCATGGCCGCCTAATTCAATCTTAGCGCCATTCATTACTTTTTCATCGATCTGCTTGAAATGGATGTCCTTGTTAAAATCGATACTCTTACTAATTGTCTTTCCACAGTCAGGACACTTAATATCTACGTGGTAACTAAGATTCTCACTAACTGTACAAAGCTTCTTATAGAATATCAAAAAATCAATGTCCATGATATAACAATCCCTGATATTTGGATCGTCTTTAATTAATTCATGAACATCAAAATAATACTTACCCAGTGGATCATCACTCGGTACCTCCCCAATATAATTACAGATTTCTAAGAAATTGTAAGGTTTAATTCTAACACATGGGAAGCTATAACCATAACCTCCACTTGGTAAGAGGGATACATTTATTTCCATACTTTTTAGGATTTAATTATGAAAAGAAAAACAACTATGAACTGTTTTCATAGCTGTTGTATTTTATTAAAAGTAAAGAGGTGATTATTTAACAGGTCAGGGGTCTATCTAGTATTTCACAGACTTGATTAGTAATTCTCCTATATTTAATTACAGATCCACTCACCCTCCAGTACATTATATTTATATATATTTTAATTATTAATTATATATTTGACTCGGGAGACGCTTTTAAAATCCAACCGTAATCTATTAATAATCACACTCTTTCATATATAAGGAATCTAAGGGCTTACTCATCCAAGTCTTCCACCTTAGCTTTTTCCCTAACCTCCTCTTCTTCTTTTCCTAGCTTACCATTATTTTTATAGTAGCCTAAGTCTAAGAGGGATTCTAGTTTAACCCCATACTTAGTAAGATTCTGTTCAATTAATTCTTTACTTGGGACTAGTTTCTTATTATCGACAGTCCAACTAACAACAAGAATACCTATCTCCTTACCGCTTTCACTACGTAAGAAATAGAGACCAGATAAATAACTATCCTCAACCATCATAGAGTGGGAATATCTTTTATCTATTTTCTCCATTTCTTCTACGTTAGCAATTACAGTCTTATGTTTACCAAGAAAAGTAACCATAGGATGAAGACTGGTTCTTACATTTTGATAATTCTGTGCTATCTCTGGAATGCCCCTATCATAGCAGACACTCTCATAACACTCACTGAAAAATCTAAAGTGTAACCCTGTTGTAGTCTTTAGGTTGTCATGAAAAATACTAATCACTACCCTATCCGCATTTAGCGTTAGTCTGAGATTTTCTATTTCATTGTTAACACTATTCTCGACGTCATCTGTTAAGTCATATACAGATTCATCCTTTTCTTTTAGGTTGTTTCTATCTTCTGTAATTGTTTTTGATATAACTTCCCTAGTATTCTTATCGTTTAGTGTTACAAAGAAACTAACTACTGCCATAAGTAAGATAATGAAGACTATTAACTTTAGAATAGCCAACCAACTAACCCTACTAACAGAACCTAAGAACTTATCCCAAACATCCGCTAACTTACTAAGAACTGTTACTTTATCTTCTGTTAACATCTACTTAATCCTCTTTCTGCTTTCCTGCTAATCGTTCTCTTATCATAGCAAGACGTCTATTCCTCTCTTCGTTTTGCTTAATCAGGTTCTTCCTACTAAGTCCGTATAAGCCAGCTCCGATAACACCACCTATTGCAGCACCCTTGACGGCACTCTTACCTGATGCTTTTACAAGCTTTTTAAGTCCATTGGTTGACATTTTTTTTGTTGCGTTGACATTGTGATTAAACCTGTTTTTTACAACTTCGTTCAAGAAATTTTGTGCCTTTTCTGCATCTTCCGGTTTTACTCCTCTTGTATTTATCTTGTCAACAACCTTTTTGATATTATCTAAAGTGATTGCATCTTTAGTTACAGCATCCGTCACCTTCTTGGATAACTTGTCACCACCTACTCTAAAAGTTTTTCTCGCTGCAAGACCCGCACCTACGAGTCCCAGACCAGCTACACCTTTTGCCGCATCTGATTCACGCTTCTTAGTCTGTGCTTCTGTTTCTGCGTAGCTATTATCTGAATAGTTTCTTCTAATTAGTATCATATTTTATTTACAAAGATTAAATAAGTACTTATAGTTCTCTAGTTTCTGGAGCATCGACTCTACTTCACTAGAAATTCCTTTAAATACTACGTCTTCTGGTATACTGTGATAGAACTCAACAGCAGTCTTATTGATTATATCTTCTAACAGTTCCATTGGTTCAGACTTATCACAAAACTCCGGATTAATATCAAGAGGGCTCATACTACCTAAGACACCCATGAAAGTCTCAGCAATCTTATCTTGATAGCTAATGAGATCTTCATACAGGTCGTCAAGGTATTCATGTATATCCTTGTGTTCTGCTGCCCAATGTAGATTCTTGCACCTAATTTTCCAAGCCTCTACTCTATTTAAGTAAGATATAAAAATGTCTCTGTCGTTATCACTATATTGTTTTACTCTATACTCAATCATCCTACTTTTTCTTAGTTTAGAGTAGGAAAAGAGAGATAAACATAACTACCTCTCCTTTCCATTGTTTGATTATTAGAGATTCTTAAACTCTAATGAATAATGTTCGAACTTAGCAGAAAGTGTAACATCTGAACGATCACTTTCTGCCTCAGCCTGACCATTATTATCGATACCTGCGTCCTGAATAATCACATTGTAGAAAGTAAGCTCACGAACATCAAGTCTCTGTGCGTTTGTAATAAAGAGTTTGCAATCCATTACTACATCATCCTTACGGAATGAGTACTTTGTCTCACGATCAGAAATTTTTTGTCTCCAGTCATCAAGGAAGTATGTAATTGCCTGATCCTCTCTATCAACAAATGACAGTGTTAAGTTACCTGAGGTCGTCTGGTTGGTCTGCTGATAAATTGCATAACCACCACGCATACGCTTCTCAATACCAGTAACACTAGTATCAACACCTACCTGAACACTATTGAGGCGTGCATTAATAATATCATCGCCTGGATAATAAACAATCTTAGGAGCTGAGAGTACTTTAAACTCCCACATGTCACCACGCAAGAACTCCTTATTGTTGTCACGATAGGTTGAGGTATAGTCAATAAACTTTGCTCTAAGTTGACTACCTCTTACAAGATCTGTAACTGTTGCCATGTTATTAAATTTATTATATTGGTTTGTTATAGTTTATTGTTATATCTAGGTCTACTATATTCTTAACTAAGTCGCTTATCTTAGTTTCAATTTTTAGACTTAGAGTTCCTTTTTTCTGGTCTATCTTAAACTCCTTAACTAGTAATGATCTCACTATAGAAAACCTAGTCTGTATTTTACCCAGTATACCTTCGATTACTCTTTTAGTAGCGCCGGTATTTGGTAGGGATAAGTAGGACCATTTTTTCTTTTCTAGTTCCCTCTGTATCTTACCTAGGCAAAATCTCATTAATCCAGAAGTTTTATAATCGGGTCCGTCAAAGTATGTTGGATAATAGTAGTACTGTCCATTATCGATCATATAGTTAGCCTTCTTTTCAACTAGACTAGACTTGAGATCATCCTTGCTATATGTTACACTTCTTTCAATCGGGCTGGTATAAATAATATCGTTCCCCGTAAAAGAGTACGTACCACTTAATAGCCCTCTCAAGAATGTATAGTATGCAGGTCTATACTTACCAGAACTATTCATCATACTCTCATAGAAATATAATAAGTAGTTCAGTTCATCGCCTGTATAGTTATTTCTGTAGTTATCCTTATTACATTCTACCAACACTTGACTACCTGATTCCTTTACCTTACTTAATAACCACTTCCACATACTTTCATAATCACCACCCACTACGTAATTGTCTGGATTTGGTAGTAATAAGAAATCTGTGTACGTTGTGTCCTGATACTTAAGTAATGATTCTAGACCTCTCTTATATGACTTACCTGTTTCTTTTGTAGACCCACTGAGACACCAAGTTCCTTCTTTTAGTCCTGGGTCTCTCCAACCTTGCTGTATATAGTAGCTATCATTACCTTCAGTACTGTAAGGTTTATATTCGGTTTCTAGAGTTACCTTACTGTTATTTCTAGTATTCTTCCAGACTCCTTGATATGTTTCTACTAGTCTACAGTATACAATCTTAGACTCCCTGTTTATAATACTATCAATTCTCTTATCTAGTTCGGTTGTCCATGAATATCCAAAGAAAGTTTCTACTATATTATATCTCTCAATAGTTACTTTATAGTAGTACTTCTCCTCTGTATGTTCGATCTTGACTGTGATATTCCCACTAATACCACCATTACCAATTGTCTTAGACCAAAATTCAATTCTAGACTCATTCTTACTTAACCTGTCTAGTATCTTTCTATTAATATCTACTGCTGGCTCTATAGTGAGACCTTCCATATTATACAAGCCAGTTACGTGCACACTAACAGGACAATATAGGATATCCCCGACTAGTTCGTAACCAGAATCCCTAAGTTGATCTATTAAGTCCTCAATACTAGAAAACCCCCTAACTGAATGGTAATAATCTCCACTAGGTTCTTCAGGTATACTATCACCGTCATCATAGTAGAACATTACTTTGTCATAGTACTGTGGAAGTATTATATAGGAACTCTCACTTTTTAGTTTTAGGTTTTTATAGTTGATTCTAAATGCAAGTGTGTGTGTTCCTTTAATGATAGAATCTTCATCTATATTTCCTGCATCGTACTCATCCTGTATTTCTTGTAGTACCTCAACATCTCCATCAGTATCTTCATTAAATAGTGGATGACAGTATGTAGTATGTGATTCTAGATGACATAACCTAAGTGTATCCCTATTACTATGTGATAGTGTTTTTGGAAGTTCTAAGTTTTGTGGGAGATCTTCTATGTTCACCCAACCACCTAGACTATCTAACCAAATCAGTTTATCAAATGTATAACCCCTAGGAATATCTTTATACTTACCTTTACCTTCTATGTTTACGTTCTTATAGATCTTACCCGGTACACCCTTTTCTGGTAGATTATTTATAAAAAATTCATCTTTATCGTCTAGGAATGTACTGTAATCTATATAGTTTCTTCCACTAGCCCGTTCTTCGTCTAGGATAGGCCTGAATAAGTATAATGTGTTTCCAGATGCTACTAATTCTCTGAGATAATCGAAGTCTTTAAAATCTGTTCCGAACCATAATGTTAATTCACTGATGGTTCTTACAAATACAGGCTTCTCAAATGACATCTCAGAATCAACTACCTCTGCTAAGATAATAGAGTCTTCACGCTTACCTTGTGATTGGTAGTTTATTTTAGTTTTTCCTAATTCTAAGTACATTCCTTATCCAATTATTTTTACTTTCTTTGGGCTGATCTTTATAGGCTTGTTAAACTTACTAGATATTGTACCAAACTTATCAGCAATACTAGTTACTTTATCAGAATCTACCTGTATTGCTCCACCGTGATCAGGATTTTCGCCAACAATACTAAATGCAACTGTTAAGTCATTACCGCCAGATTCTATTTCACCAGATCTCTCCTCTATGAAATCTTTAAGAGTCAAGAGAAGTTCATACTTGTTGATAGTACTTTTCTGTGGTGTCATACAGTAGATAGTGCACTTAAAGGTTACATTCTTATAAGGTGCAATACATGTAAACTTCTTATCCACAGAGGTAATTTTATTATATGGTTTTTGATACCCAACGAAGTTATTAAATCCATCTTGTCCATAGTCTAAGAAATCATGTGCCTCACTATTAAATACTGAGACCTCCATACACTTCTCAAAATATGTTCTAAATGATTTATATTGATCATCTGCTATCGTTAACCTAAATTCATTACTAAACTCAATGGATGTTGGGAAGCTAATTTCACCATCATATAATCCTGCCGTCTTAGTAGTTAGTTTTGATTTCTGCATTTCAAAAGCTACAATCGGCAACCATCTATTATAAGCAGTCATTACACCATGATCTAGCTTATTCCACAAGTTAATTTCTTCGATTGGTGGTAAGAATGATTTTCCACCGTTCTCTGATAAACCTACGAATGGCTCAAATATAATCTCCCAGTATGAATTAGTATCTAGGGTCATTACTTTCAGTGGGTTATTTTTTCCACCTACTACCTTTCCTGCTGTTGTTATGTATGGGCTCTTCTCAAATGTATCAAATAAGTCCTGTACTGTTCTGATTTCACCAACATCTGATATATTACACAAGTCTTCCAGTGTTGTATTCATTCCCTGAAAAGCACCATTACCCAAGTAGTTCTGATTGAATTGATAATCAGATGGACTTGTTGGTACCTTTCCTATTGCTGCATCTACAAGTTTATTTGCAATACTCTTAATAGACATACCCTTAATGGATTCGCCTTTAGAGTTTGCCTTAGTCCATGATTGATACTCGCCCCTTGCATCAGCCTCTTTTTGTTCTTCCTTATCATAAGGTCGGTTTATTGGGTATTTCTTCTCAATGCTTTCTCCGTGTATTAATCCGGTTGCTGCATCTTTGATTCTCTTAAAACCTCCCTCGATTGCTCCTCTTAGTCCACTTCTAGCTGCATCAGTGATAATACTTGGTTTACCTGGGAGTCTATCACGGTTTACTTTATACTTCTTCTCTTGCTCAGTTCTTTCGTATACTAAGAGAGATAGTGTTTCATCAAGTAGTACCGCCCTAGCCTTTTGACCAAGTCCTTTACCCCAACCACGACCTAAAACAGTTTCTGCAATAAATCTAAGATAATTATTTGCATTTATCGAGTCTATTCCGAATCCAGGTAATTTTGTACGTGGTCTGAATCTAGGGCTGCTCATCATAGCTTCCCTGTACAGTGCTGCTTCAAACTTTTTTATATTTTCAGGACTAATCTTATTACCACTAAGATACGTAGACATGAGTGACGATATCTTAGCAGCCCAACCTTTATTTATTGACTTATCTTGCAGGAAGTGTAGGAGATTTTGGTAGTAGTTATTGAGATCTTTATAGTCACGTATCTTGTTAACTAGTACATCAACCCCAATATCATCATTCTCTGGCTTACTAACTTCCTTACTAAGCTCAATCTTTTTATCTCCTACTTCTACCTTACTAACTTCCTTACTAAGTTCTAAGTCATTGTTGTCGATATTTAAGTCAGATCTTTTATCACTTAGTTCTGGATCTTTCTTAGTACGTTCAACTTTCGCAACTTTCGTACTAAGCTCATCTGTAGTACCACCTTGATTATCACTCACTGCTAGTACTGAATCATATAGTCCATCAGATTCAGGATTAAATTGTGTATGTTGGTCTGTTGCTGCGTCATTGATTACCTTACCGACTATCCTACTAAGCTCTAGATCTTCCCTGTTATCTTCTATCTTGCTAATCTCCGTACTAAGTTGATTATCTCTTGTATCACTAATCTTACTAATGATATTACTCAGTGGATAATCTCGCTTGTCATCTATCTTATTGACCTTTTTACTTAGTTGCGGATCCTTTTCAGTATTTTCTATCTTACTTATTTTCTTACTAAGTGGGTATTCGTGATCTCCTCTTTCAACTCTTCTTACTTCCTTACTCAGTTCGGGTTCTTTATTATTACCGCCTACCTTACTAACATCACTGCTTAAGTTTGGTGCTTCTTTCTTATCTCCCCCTACCTTACTAACTGTCTTACTCAGATTATTAGTACGATTATCACTGATCTTACTTACTTCCTTACTAAGTCCAGGATCGCTACTATTATCACTAACCTTGCTAACCTCTCTACTTAGTACTGGCTCTTTCCTGTTACCCCCTACCTTACTAACATCACTGCTTAAGTTTGGGGTCTGTTCTGCTCTTTCTACCTTACTTACTTTCTTACTTAGTTTTTGATCCTTATTATTACCTTCGATCCTACTAACATCCCTACTAAGACTTGGATCGCCCTCTGTTTTCTCTATCTTACTTACCTTCTTGCTGAGTTGCTCTTTCCTCTTATCTCCTTCTAGCTTACTCTTCTTTTTTGCTAACTGTACATCTCTTGTATCACTAATCTCTGCTCTCGTCTTACTTAACTCAGCTTGATCACGAATACCTTCTATCTTACTAACATCTTCACTTAGTTTGTGCTCTTTATCATCTTTAATCTTGCTTACTTCTTTCCCAAGTTGTAAGTCATCTCCTACTCCTTCTATCTTACTAACAACCTCACTTAGCTCTGCGTCTTTATGGTTATTTACTTCTACCTTACTAATATGCTTACTCAGGGTTGCATTCTTACGCTTTCCTCCTAAGATCCTCTCAAGATTCTTACTAAGTGCATTATCTGTTGTTCCCGAGTTTATTACCTTCTCTACATTCTGACTCAGTGCAGGTTCTTTATTACCATCACCAATCTTCTCGACTAGGCTACTTAATGTCTGAACCCTCTCATCACTAATTGTCTCTACTGTCTTACTTAGTTCACTTTCTCTCAGGTCGTTTAGTCTTTCTACTTCCTTACTAAGTGATTGCTCTCTTGTGTCTTGAATTTTCTCAACATCCCTGCTAAGTTCATTCTCCCTATTATCTTTTATAGTATCAATCTCAGTACTAAGTGGTGTTTCCCTTGAGTCGTCTATTTTCTCAACAGTCCTACTAAGCTCTTTATCCTCAACACCTTCTATCTTACTTACTTCCTTACTGAGATCAACCTTCTTTTCTCCACCACCAACTTCGATAACTGAATTAGATAGGACCACATTCTCATTTGACTCTATCTTCTCTACCTTATCTGATAGTGGTACTTCGTTCTTTAATTGTCCATTGAAACCTATGACACCAATTTTATCTTTTTCTAAGCTAGTATTCTCCTCATACTCTGTCCTAAGTTTTCTAAGATACTTACCTAGGGCTGAGATTTCTTCTGGCTTAGTAAATTGTTCACAGGATCCAGGAACTTTATTATCTTTTCTTATTTCCTCATCCATAGTTTTTTACATGTCTAGTGTTTCAATAATACTCATCAACGTATAGGAGAATAGTGTATCACCTGTTTCACTATAACCTTGTTTTAATGTTATCTTGAATCTATATGTTCTCTTGTCTCTGGTGTATTGTAGTTCATCACCGACTTCAAGAGATCCATCATTAGTAATAGCCTCAACACTATCCCTATTTCTATTCCATACGTCTTTCATATCGTTCTGATTAATAATGAGTGTTGTCGTAAACTCATCATAATCATTCTCAAGTGTACTATCAGAGGAATATGATCCACCAAATACATTCTTCCACTTACTATTTTCTTTAGGTCTTAGTACTATGAACTTTGTACCTAACATTGCTAGTTGTGCTTTTATTGTCTTTAGTGTAGCTTTGTAGAATTTATTACTCCTCTCTACACTCCTTGATGCCATATTCTCTGCCATACTTTTACAATATATTATCTAAGATAGTACAATAACCTTCTTCATCAACAATATACTCAACTAATTTAATATACTGCTGAATTGTTAAGTTGTCTGATAGCTTCATAACAAAAATATTTCTATCCAGACTTGTACTACACCTATTGAACTTAGACAGTTTCCTAATGAAGTCTTCTATCTTAATCTGACTATATTCCAAGTCCATAGGTATATAGATTTTTATGTTCTTAATATCTCCTGTTATACTGATTGAGTCTTTTGGTATTTTCTGACTTACTTCAAAATCTTCTACTCCATCAGACTCAAGCTTTTTCTTAATTTCTTCTATCATTTTATTGAAGATTGAAAAATTCTTTAGCCTAAAACTAACCATAACTGTTAGAATTTATTATTAAATACATTAGGAGTTAATCCCAATGACATAATCTTCTTTAGGATCGTTGCAAACTCATTTTCATTTCTGATTGCATACGTATAGAGTGATACATTATTTAGCTTAGACTTATTGATCACATTCTTCCAGTGATTATATACGCCACCAATCGCCTTATCCTCTTTACTATTATGTACTGCTGATATCATGAAAATACCAGATGCAATAGACATTTGAACTGGCGCTTTATTATCACCCTCTGAGAAATGATGTCCCTCAATGTAATAATTCTTCTTCAATACATTAAGGAGGAACTTATTATTTAACATTCCTCTAGTTGGTGTAATACCTAGTTTTCCCAATGTATCTGCTCCTAGCCCATTAATTGCTAAATCCATACCAGACATAATCACATCAGGAATAGACTTTAGTGGGCTCTTGATGTATGTTAGTGCCTTAGATAATCCACCACCAATCACCTTAACGGCATCATACTTAGAAATACTAGCATTCTCTGAGAAATTCCTATCTTCCTCGTCTCCACATGCCTCAGTAATTCTTCCCGTCACTATTGCATTGTTATCGAGGAGATTAATCTTAGTACCCAATGTATTGCTCAGTTCCATCATAAAATCACAAACTGACATGTAGTTCGTAAATTTGATATTAACTGAGTATGAGTTTGCGTTTAGGTTAATTACTTTCGCATCGTACTCCATACCAAAGAACTTTCTACAGTATGAATCGAGTACTTTATTAACCTTATCTAAATCTTCCTTACTAAGACCAAAGGTATACATAATTACTTGGTCATCGTGGATAGTGAATGTAATCTTATAGGCAGTTACGTTTCTATCATTGAAGCTAAATTTCTCCTCAATCTTAGCTCTCTTATCTACGTTCTCACCGACTACAATACCAGCTACTTGATATACACCAAACTGACGTCGTATACCTCTATCTACTTCTTGATACTTGATACTTGACATTGGCTTGTGGAAATAGTTTAGAAGTAGCTTTGTTGCAATACCTCCTAAAGTTCCCCACTTAGCACCAGTCAAGGCACCACCAAGTACTGTATTATCATCCATCAATCCTCCAGTTACTGCACCAATACCTGCTCCGATACCAGCACCCTTACCTACAGTTTCTAAGACACCTGGTAATCTATCAAGTGTTTTAGGTCCTGTATAGTGCCCCTCTTGGATTGAAAATTTCTTGTTTCTAAATTTTATCATATACTACTTAGAGCGGAATAATATTATGTGCATTTGCTGCTAGATCTCCGAAAGTTAGTTTACTTCTATCAAGCCTCTGTGCAAACTTAGACTTTCCATATTTTTCTGCAGTTCTCTCCAACTTTGGTATTACCTTCTTTGGAATCAATGGGTGATCCTTAACATAAGCAAGGACTGGTGTTCCCCAAGGAGCTGCTATAGCTGCACCTGCTGGTCCTCCCATTGCAATACCCATAGGAGTAGATGCCTCACTCAAAGCTGCAATGCCTACTACATCAGGTCTCTTGATAGTAGCCTTAACTGCCTTGTTTGTCGCCATACCAACTGGAGTAGTTGCAATCTTATTTGGTGCTGCTTTGATATCCTTAACCGCCTGTACTGCCTCTCTCTTTACTTGCATTGTTGTCTTTGGGTTAAATCCTTGCTTTACACCATAGCTAGGAGCCTTACCGGTAAAAACTTGCTTCACTGCATTACCTGCCTTTAGACCTGCGTTGTCTAGCTTTGTCATTCCTGCATTAGCTACCTTCTTAAAACCTGCCATAAGTTTTGTAGCCTTTGAATACTGCTTAGTTCTTAGTATAATCATAGTATCTTTTATAATAATAGTTCTCCATACCAACCAGACTGTAGTGAATAGTTATCACATCTACTACGAAGTTCCTGGTATGATGCATCTACGTTACTCAGGACATCCACTGACATATTTGGTAATTGTAGAGATGCCTTAAGCTGTCTAATATAATCTAGTAAGTGAACCATACACAGGTCCATAAAGAAGTTACCCCTTGCGCCAGTTTCTACATCTAAGAAGAATATTGCCGAGTTTTCTGATTTCTCATTAAACGATTTCTTTGGTGTGAAGTCTGGAATAATCGGATAACTAGTGAGTCCTTTTAGGCATATAGTTGTCTGTGGTAGGTCATCTAAGAATACATAAGGTTTTCTATAGTCCGTTACATATTGATAAGCGCCTGGACCTGGATAACTTGATGTACCTCCAAAACCTGCGTATGTATTACCTGAACTTCCTGCCCCAACTCTCCACATTGGCATAGAGTTAAATACTAGGATGACTCTATTCAGTGGTATAATACACTTAAGCCAGGATGTAAAGTTAGATTTCAGCTCATAGTAACCATCACCTATTGAATCACATGGTACTAGTTGCTCTCTATCGACAGTACTTTCCCATATGAGAGGGGTAGTTAATTCAAACTCCCTTAGTGCTTTTTTAAATATCTCTAGCAATACTTCATCTGCACTAACGTAGTCATTTATTCCAAGTAGTTCATCCAGACTGTGTATTCCTAGAAGTGTAGACCTAATAAATACTTTCTTCTTTAAGTCTGATAGTAATGTTTTATCTGCCATGCTCTTTTATATTATTTGGCCACACGATATTTTATAGTAGAGGGTAAGCAGGAAAACTCTACCTACCCTCACTACCTATGTAATTTTAAATATTTCCTTCAAATGGCATACCCATATCGTAAGCCTCATTATAAACCTCTACAAACTTGAGAGATCTTGGATAACGAACCTCTACTAAGACACGAACTTTATTCTGTCTTGCTAGTTCATCGTTGTTAATGCTAGCAATTGTGATCTGGTATGCATCAACAGTATAAGACATTGACAAGATCTCAGTACGGAAGAAGAAATCAAGTGCAGACTCCATATCAGAATACAGTGTCTCACCAATTCGTCTACCAATAAACTGTCTCAAGATCTTAGGGAATGACTTACTGAGGCGGATGAACAGACGGCTATTTGCTTCATCAGACATAATATTATCCTCTGATTGCTTTGTATAGTTATCGTTCATATTCCAAGCCTGTGACTGATTATTCCACATCACTGTATTAATCTTCTTGCTCAATAACAACTGACGTGTCTTCTTATTGAACTCTGTCACTGGCTTCTGATACTGTACTACACCATTTGTCTGACCGATAATTGGTGCGAACTCTCTATCAAGGCCTCTATTTCTACCTACTGCCTCCCAATAAAGTGTACTAGGTGCTGCATAATACTTAAAGCCAACAGTACCTGAGTCTACATCCCAAGGTGCACTGACATAGAGCTTATAACTATCCTTGCTTAACTTATTTGCTGAATTAGCAATGGCAAGGTAGTTTGTACTGTTCACTGTACTAACTGGATAGAAGTAGTTCTCGTTGATTGCCAAGTTAGCCATGTATGACTGAACAGCTGGTGATGTACAACCAAAATCTGCAAGTCCCTCAGTCTGATAAACCTCATCAAGTGCAAGTCTATCAAATGCCTTCATAATATCTGAATCACTAACATTGAGAATAGAATACTTCTCAGGGTTAATACCAAGACCTACATGAAGTTCCTCTGGATCTGCCTTATCGAGAGTAATACCCTTCTGATACTTGAAATACTTACCCTCAGACTCAGTACCAACCTTTGCGATATCACCTACCTTTGGCTTAACAATATGCTCGTTAAGTGATGCAAGTGAAGACTCATCATAGTTAGCAGTGCCTGTTGTATCCATCTTAACCCAGCCTGGCTCTGATGTAGTAACTGTGCACTTGTAGTATGTTACCTGGCCACTTTCGTTTAGCTTTGCATACTGACCATCTGTACCTTCTACTGCCTTAAGTGTAGTAAGATCTGTATATTCCTGTGCACTGTCTGCCTCCGTACCACTTGGACTATACAACTGCCAATCTCTTGTAGTAGTTGTCTTATATTCGTAGTAATCAACAGACTTCTTACCAACTACTGCTACATCACCAACACTTGCGGTAGCTGCCTTCATGTCAATCTTGCTATCGTATGCCTTAACCTTAGCAAGATCACCTGACTCAAGCTCATCTTTCTTAACTGGCATCCAACCTGTCTGCTTTGATTTAGGAAGATAGCCAAAGTAGTCAAGTCCAAGATCGCCCAAATCATCAGGGAGTTGTAGTTGAATCATCTTAAGTGACTTATTCAACTCATCTACTGTTACATCACCACGACCAGCAATCTTACCTACGTTGAAATAAACTGGCTCACTGCTTACGCTAGGGTCAATAACTGCTACCTCATAGAAGTCACGATCAAGTACATCTGCCTTTGGTGAGATTGTACCATTCTTAGTAAAAGTATCTAAGACGGTTGTAAGTACTGTATAAGGGGAATTACCACCACTATTTACATCTGCCTTACTTAGTTCCTTTGTAATTACTGCATCATGATTAAACCTGCGGATACGAACCTTAAGTGGTGTACTTGAATTATAGTTGTTTACTGCATAATTCTTAGCTGGCTTAAATCCTGAAAATGCTGCACTATTCAGGTCCACAATCTTCTGTCCGGGATTTTCTGGCGTCCAATCCTTTTCGCAGATTACTACATACGCGAGACCATCCACGCCACGCTTATCGGACTTATCTAGGACCTCAACACCAACATAAACCTCATGGAATACAACACTTACTGCATCCTTAGGGTCACTTGCTACTACCTCTGCCTTCTCATCCTCATAAAGTGTGTATGATGGGCTGAAGAAGATTGATGTATCGTTAAGGTATGATACAAGCTCCTTAAGATTCTGTACATAGTAGTCATATTGTGGTCCCTCATCGGTTGTTCTATTACCAAGTGAACCTACACCATTGATAGACACTGCCCAACCATCTGAATTATGATCTGCACTATCCTTATCAACATCTACTACCAACTTAAACTCTGGCACCTTCTTGAGCAATTGACCATCACGTACAATATAAACACTATTGTCATCTTTTACGAGTGGTTTTGCGAAGAAGATATCACTAGCCTTACTTGCACGAACTAAGAGCAAGTTATTTGAACCTGCGAGACGATAAGCATTCAACCACATTGTCTCAGCCATTGTATGATCGTCTCCCTTATATAATTTATTAAGCGACTCTACATACCCCTTAGTTAAGTCCTGTGATGAATATGTAGCAATGAACTCTGCCTGGCTAGTAATCAACGTTGGTACTGATGGTCCTGCGTCTGATACAATAACACCACCAATAATCAAGTTTTCACCTGCCGTTGGATTTACTGAGGCAGTTCTAATTTTCTCATGAACTTTTACGTATGGTTCCTGAGTTTCTTTCCACTGTGCCATTAAATTTATTATTATTTAATTAATTAACCAACCTCTACTAGATATACTGGGTAACCTGCTTGTATAAATCCGTCCACTACTGACAGGGCTGCATTTAGATTACTCCTAACGTCTCGTACAGTTGATATCTGTATTTCGTTATATTTGTTAGATGCGAAATTTGTTGATACCTGAGCTGCTGGAATATTCTTACTTAATTTCCTACTTAGGTTTCTTAGTTCAGGGTCATCTGCTGTATTAACTAACATCTTAAAATCAGAACCATCAGAACTAATTACTAGACAAACCTTAGTACCGAGTAAGTTAGCCTTCTTTGGATCTCTGGTATAATCTTGATCCTCTCGATAATACTTCTTATTGAGCTCTCTTAGTATTGGTGCCATAAGTCTATTATCTGCACCTTTCCTATTGAAATGCTCATTCAACTGTCTAGCTGTTCCAACTAAGGCTCCAAGTGCTGCACCGATAATTGCACCAGCCCCAGCAAGCATCTTACCTTCTTTAAAGAAAGGGACTTTCTTGACACGTCCACTAGCTAATGCACCAGCCGTTGCACCAATACTTGCCCCCTTAATCGCATCATTAACAATATAATTACTAAAGTCTTTCTCTCTAAACTTAATCATATTGTTTAATTACTTCTTTTTCAAAATTAACCGCCTACACCTGGTGCTGCGCCTGGAACTGCTGCTACTGGACTAGAACCTGCTGCCTTCTTTGCCTTAGCTGCCTGACCCTTAACAGTAGTCTCATCTGGAAGACCTACTAAGTCCTCTGCATTGTATTCAGCTGAACGCTCACCTGCTGCATTGATAGCAACTGGCATCATACCATCATCCAAAACTGCTGATGTCAACTCATCATTAATTACTTTCTCTGCCATAATAATTTATTTTTAATATGTTAGTTATTTATCCTAAGATACTTTTTATTCTACTATATCTACCCTTCTGAGCAGGCTGTTGTACTGGTTGGGCTTGTATTGGTTGTACTTGCTTTATACCAGTATTTAACGTCCTCACTGAATTACTTGTTCTATTGAGCTGGGTAGTTAGTTTATTAAGTGCATCTAATTCTCTCTCTCGAATCTCTCTGTCACTCTTACTCTTCTTCTTACTGTTGTACGTATTGGCCACATTTAATGCAAGATTTGACGCACTAAGTACTAAGAATGGACTTTTTAGATTCTTTAATGTATTTGGATTCTTCTCAGCCCATGCGGAAGCTTTCTTCTTAACATTGTCATATAGCTCACTTACACTGCTGTAGAGTCCTTGTCTAAATCTGATCATATACTATTAATAAGAATAACCCTCCCTCTGGGTCATGTTAGTTTTCCAATCTGCTCTTTCTCTCCTAAGTGCCTGTCTCTTTGCATATTCAAGTCGCTGGTTATAGAATTCATTATCCTTTGCCTGCTTACTTCCCTTGTTATATGCCATCACACCTGCCGTTAGACCACCAATCATTGCGCCAGCCTTACCAAACTTAGCTGCACCTCGACCCATTGCTGATAATCTAGATACTTGTCGTCCAGCTGCATTAACACCAGGCTTGAATAGTCCCTTTGTTGCACCTATGACAGCACCAGCACCAAGACCAGCCGCAGCACCTGTCGCAGCTTGTTTTACAATTGGCGCATAACTATTGGTCTTTTTCTTTTCAGCGAGAATATCAGCATCTTTCATACGTTTGAGATTATCAGTATCATCCCAGACCGTATAATTTTTTCTTTTTAACTTATATACTGCCATCTTACTGTTGTTCTTGTTGACCTGCCTGTTGTTGTGCGAGTTGTGCTTTTCTATCTTGTGCATCTTGATATTTATATGCACCTGGGTCAAGTGTCTTACCAATCTTCTTAGTAAGTGCCTGACTACCATCCCAAGTTGCCTTTGTGAGACCTACACCAACACCAATTGCACCAAGATTAGCAGCTGTCTTATGATTCTGTATGAACTGGCCTACCTTAACTGCTGCATTATTCTGAGTACCTGTAATACCTTTACCTAATGTACCACCCTTACCAAGCTCTTCCAGTCTCTTACCAAACTTCTGAACCTGCTTAGTACCCATCATACCGAAACTACCAACATTAGCTGCAAATCCTGACATTGTTTGTGCGGGATGTGCTTTAAACTTGTTGAAATCCCACCATCCAGGCTTTAAGCTACTAGGTTTGAAATTCTTAACAGCACTAGTCACTTTACCAATGAAACCTGGATTAACTGCTGCATACGCTTTCTGTTGTGGGGCCTGTGATTGTTCCTGTTGTGTTGCTGCTATCTGGTCATTCATCTGTTTCTTATCAGACATATAACCCATTACTGCCGGAACTGCTGTAAAACCTCCGGCCATAACCCAAGTTGATTTCTTCTTCAAGTTATTACCGACCATCTTACCAAAGGATTTTCCCATTGTTGATATACCACTCAATGCTGAATATGCCTTCTGTTGCTGTCCAGTCTGTACTAAGTTTCCATTCTCGTCTGTATCAAGGCCATTTTTCTTCATGTTATGCTGAATGAATTTACCTCCTGCATAACCAGCAACTCCCATAGTAAGACCAGTTGCAACATTACCTGCCATGCTCTTACCAAACGTTACTCCGCCTGCCTTACCTACATTACTTGCAAGTCCAGCTGCCTCTTTACCGAAACTAGTAATAGCACCTTTAGCCTTTGCAATATTTCTGAGTGTACCAACTGAGAATCCAAATTCTTTCTGCTTTTGATCAAGACTACTCGCTGCTGCCATTGCTTGTTCTGGATTACTCTTCGCACGTTCTGCAATACGATCAAGCTTTCTATTTTGCTCTTTCAATAATTCGTCGTGCTTTTCCATTTGTTCTGCTTGTGCCTCTGCTTGTTCTTTCATCTGTTCACTCTGATCACTACTTTGTTTCAAACCAAGTAATGTAGAACCAACAGTAAGAGCAGCACCAGCCCAAAACTCTTTCTGCCTATATTGAATCATCTTACAGTCCTCCTAATATTATTAAGACTGCATTGAATCACTAGCAGATTTAAGACCTTTACCCAAACCTCTTGTAGCAGCGGCACCAATACCTGCTCCTACTAACCAACCAAGAGGACCACTTGCTGCACCTGCCAATCCACCTAAGCTAGATAGACCTTGACCAATTGCTGAGCCTAATGTTGCACCACCAGCTAATCCACCGGCAATAGCAGCAGGTTTTGAATCAAGTGCCTTACCAACACCGCCTGCAATACCACCTACTGTATTCTGTGCGCCTTCTGCCCATCCAAATGTTTTTCTTTTTATCTTATATGTTGCCATAATTAGTCGTCCTTTAAATTATTCCATCCTAACCCTCTATTTAGTTCGCTCTGCATTTCTCTTAGCTCTGCCCTAATATCATCAGTCCTATGAAGTTCCCTCTGACTAGTTTTCATCCTTCCTAGTCTGTTGAGGTCCATATCATATTTTCTGTTTCGTTTAAATCCGATAGAGGGCGCATTTGTATTAATGATATTAGAGAAACGTTTTATTATCATCATGCGTCTAATAGATAAATCTTATAGTTTAATCCGAAAGGTAGTATATTAAGGGCATCAATAGCGGAATCAATACTTGGGAACTCTAGGACAAGACTTCTACTAGGTTTGTCATATTTAATCGCATCACCTAATAATTCCTGTACTTGATATTTTAGGTTGAAGTCTGGACTAAATGAGCTATTGATAAACTCACCGCCCTTGTTTCCACCATTATTATTGTTATTGTTCTGCTGTCCGTTATTGTTATTTGGTTGCCCGTAATTGTTAAAACCACCTCCCTGTTGCTGTTGTGGCTTATTACCTCCGTTACGATTCTTATTCTTACTAAATAGCTTCACCCTATCTGAGTCGGAAAAAATCTTCTTACTTAGGGAGAGACTAATATTACCAAGTCGTCTGTCGTATACTTTTGGAGATAATCTAACGTCATCTGGTAATTTAGCTTTTGCACCAATCTTAAGGTACATACGATACTTATCCTTGTTAAAGAATGAAGTACTAATTACAAAACGTTCGATTACTATATTATTACCTCTCAGGATTGGAATTAATGCGCTCGAATTAATTGTTGGAAACTTATTACGATCTCCATTTGTTCTCTTCATTAATTCAACATAAAGAGTTCGCATTGCATCATACTCTGAGAAGTTCTTCTGTCTGAAATTTATCATCCTACTTAACTATTGATAAATTATACTTAACACCCAATATTTCTATAATGTCTAATGCAATACCTAAGTGACTTGTCTCCCCAGTTACTGTCCTCTCTTTTGGATCTGTATCTGTGATTTTCATGTTGAAGTAATTCGGGTCGCCAATTAGTTTTCGAGTATATGGGTAAAACTCCTTGTCTTTTACTGTTATCTGATAAGAACCTTTATCTGTTTTTATAAAAGACATCAATACCATAGACTTAGAATTAACCTTACTTACCTTGTCGGCATCTTTCTTAGAGATTAGGTTGAAGTCTACATTCTTTTCCTCTAGATGATTGATTGCTTCATCAACTGCATCTGATTCGAGGAACTTACTTCTGAACTTTATCATCTTGTTTTATTGTTTTTTCTTCTTCTACAGACGTCTTCTTATTTCTGTCCTTATCTTCTGTTCTTAGTATTGTATTGATCTCCTCTAAGAAACCAAATCTAGTATCTAAGACTTCATAGTAAGACAGGTCACATCTAAACTGACACTGAAACGCAAAATTAGAGTTATCGTCTGGTTGATAGATATGGTTAAAATCCTCTGTTATCGAGCTCCACTTAACGGCAGCTGTAAAAGGATCCCCATATTTATCTAAGGTAGTGAACTCAACGAAATTAGTAAGCAATAATACATCACTATACTTATTTTTAAAATCATGATACAGTACCATATCTGTTGTGTGAAATACAAATTCGACTGGCTGTTTATGACTCATGATATTTCTTTCTAGGTCTCCACGTTTAGGATGAGAATAGTTAGTAGGGGTCTGATTAAATTGATAAGTTATGTAAGAAGATTTAGTAAGTGTCTTCTCCTTATTCAACCTTACTAGCTCTACTCCATAATCATCAAGTATTCTCCTAACCTCTAGCAGAAATTTATCTTGATAGTCAATCTCACGTATCAAGTAATCATTATACCTCTTTCTCAGCGTGTAGATAGTATTATTTGTTGATTCTACCTCAGTGTTTCCATCACCTATTAATAATTTTGGGAAGTTATAGATCTTATAGTTCTTAATCTTAGGTCCCACAGGTCTTAGATAAAGAAGTTGACCTGAATAGAATAGGTAATTTATAAACTCTTCGTTCTTGTAATCAGCCTTAGATACTACAAAAACTGTATTCTTATAATTTTGTACAACCCTAGACTCTGTATCGTCTGCAATCACAATATTAATAATGTGAGGGTCATACGTAAGTCTCTCCAATCGTAGCCCATTTAGTGTAATAGTAGGGTGAGAAAATCTACTAGGCTTACTCATTGGTGTCATTACTAAGTTTCCATTACCAACTAAGGGCAAGCCAAGTGAATTTGATAAGGATTTCGCAGAGCTACCTGGAGAGTATGTTAATGTAAGCGTTGAGGTATTTTCATTTTCTAAGACTGTATCATATTTGCCTTGTACTACTTGAAAATACCTGCACTTATCTGTTGTAATGCGAAGACCGTTGTAGATTATTTCATTTCTCATAGTCAACCTACTAGAATTTAGTTAGCTGCCTGCTGTTGTTTCTTACCACCAAACAAACCCTTTGCAAGAAGCGCAGTACCAGCAACACCAGCACCTACCATACCAGCCTTGCCCATCTTACCGGCATTATTCCAAGTATTCATCATACCCTGCTTGAGACCTACTGACTGAGCACCCTTATTTAAACCTTGTTGGGCAGATGCTTTTACTGCTTCAGCCGATTTATTAATAATATTCTGATAGCCTTCTTTACCTACAGCTTTTGAAATTTGTCCTGCCTGTCCTTGTAAAGCAGTTCCAGCAACTTTTCTAGCTGCCCTATCCACTACCTTCTGTGCTTCAGCGGCTGCATTTTTTGCTTTTTCCTTAGCTACGTTTTCAGCAAGTGATCCCTGTAGTTTGCCAGCCTTTTTGAGCTCATACATTTTCTTCAGCTCTTCAGAAAAAGTCTTCCTAGTTAACTTATAAATTGCCATGATATTATTCTTTAATAACCAGCTCCGTTTTCACTTCCCATATCTCCGGTTAGTGCATCCTTTGAAGCTCCTAAGTATTTAGCACCACCATAAGCTGCGCCTGCTGCTGCAATACCGCCACCAATGATAGCTGTCTTACCTATTCCTGTACCCCAGGTCTTCTTAGCAAGTGTTCCTATTGCATTACCAAGGCCAAAACTTTTACGTCTTAATCTGTACTTTGCCATATAACCTGTACTGTGTTTAAAAATAATACAGCCCCAGCTAAGAGATTAATCCTAGCGGCACTGTAAGTTGTAAAAAGTAGAAGGAGAAAACCATGTCCTTTATTGTAACATGAGAATTCCCCTTCACTTAATATCTAATTAAATCCTATTATACTTAAGGGAAAATTATATTCCTAGGATTAGAAACCAAACTTGAAGCTTACCTTCTGAACGAGCTCAGGTGCCAAGTAACGTACACCCTCCTGATAGTAAATACCACTAGCCATCTGAGTTGGGTTGTTGTAGTTACCAATAGTTGGAGTATCAGTCAATGGCATGTAGATACCACGTGCAAGAGGAGCCATCTGACCATCCTGTGTCTTGTGGATAGCATAGAATGTACCCTCACCAGCCTTCTCCTGAATATCAGTAGAACGAAGTACAGGCACACCATCATACCAACCAAGGAGGTCACTGATGTATGTCATCTTAGTGTTGCGCTCGAACTTACCGATAACGCCACCCTTCTGGAACTGGTTAGCTGCCTGGTTACCTGCGATGTAAGCAGTAGTAGTAACACCCTTAACAGCCTTAGTTGCGAGTGCAGACTCAACGTTGATCAAGTATGCATCGAACAAGTCAACACGTGAACGATAGTCCATGAACTTAGATGCGAGAGATGCAGGTGCGTTAGAGAGATCAAGATCATCCATTACGTTACCAGCATAACCCTTCTCGAGTGTGCTAACCAACTTGAAGTTGATAGTCTTTGTATAAAGCTCACGAAGCTTTGTGAACAAGAAAGTAGCCATATCTGAACCAGTTGCCTTCTTCATTGCACCAAGAGCTGCGATATTATACTCAGCAACCAACATATCAGGTACAGTGTTCAAAGCAATCTGCTGCATCTTAGCGATGAAACGCTTGTCATTTGCATGTGCATTAGATGCGCCGTTTGTGCAGCTAGGAGTACCAGTTGTATCCTCCTTACCTACGATGGTAATAGTACCATTTGCAGGAACAGCAGTAGTCAACTCGAAGTCAATCTTACCATTGAGGTAGTTAACAGTACCAGTCTTAAGTACACCAGCAACTGCCATGAAGCTACCCTGACCATTATCGATCAACTCGTACTTCTTACCTGTGCCATCTTCAACCTTAACACGTACAGTACCTGGAATCAACTTACGACCTACGAGTGGAGAGTAAGCAGCGGTACCTGCATTAACTGTAACTGGAAGCTCGAAGCCACCCATTACCTGTACGTCCTGATACTGATCTGGACCGAGGTTAGGAAGAACTGAACGAAGGTCTGTAACTCCCAGAACATCAAACCAATAGAACAAGCCGTTTGGCTGATCGAAGTCACGCTCGATTGACATATAACCTGCAAAAGAGCTTACGTAAGAAGCTACTGATGCGTTGAAATACTGTGTTGACAAGAGTGGAGTCTCAGAATAACCAGAGAAGGTCTTCTGAAGGAGGTTTGCGTTGTTACCACCCAAACCAAATACGTCCATCATTTCCTCGTTACGAGAAAACATCTTTGCATACTCATTACCACGAAGACGAGCGTCCTCTGCTGAAACTGAACTTGCGCGAAGGGCATCCATCATTGCAGAATTGCCCAAAATCTGTGAATAGTTATTCATATGTTATAAATTAATTTATATTACTTGTTTGTATATTATTTATTGCTGAGCCAAGATACAAGTGTATCATTCTCGCTAAATGTCTTCTCTGAGAACTGTGCCTCTACGATCTCAGGTTCTGCGTCTGGTGCAGGTGCTGCCTTAGCCTCCATAATCTGAGCTGATGCCTCTGCTGCTGCTGCCTTAATAGACTCAACTGCTGCAAGTGCCTTATCCTCAATGTTCTCTACTGTTGGAACTGCATTTGGATCTGCTACCTGTGCATTAGGATCAACTACTTGTGCGTTTGGATCTGCTGCGACTGCATTTGGATCTACTGCAACTGGAGCCTGTACTGGTGCTGCTACTGGGGCTGTTGCTGGAACTACTGCCTCTGCAAAGAACTTGTCAAGAGTAGAGAACTTCTTCTCATGCTCATCTGCCTTCTCTGCTTCCTCAATCAATGTCTCAGCCTCATCCTCTGTAAGTGGAGTTACATCCATTGTCTCACCATCCTCATTGATGATAGCCTTGGTGAACTCGCCATCCTCATTCTTATCCTCAACAACTGCAACTGTATCACTGATTGGAGTAATAACCTCATTATCAGTTTCTACAGTATCACCAGACTCAAGTGCCTTCTCAACATCATCCTGATCTGCCTCTTCTGAGAACAATCTCTCCATATAAGAAGTCATAGGCTCATGCTCTGAGAAGAACTTTGTCTCTGCCTCATTAGTGTAAACATCTGAGAACTGCTTTTCATCCTCATCACCGATAAGATTCTCTGCCTCATCGTCTGACAATGGGTGAACATTCATAGTCTCATCATCTACTGCAACTACCTTAGTAAACTCGCCATTACCCTTATCCTCAACTACTGCTGTGTCATCGCTGATTGGAGTGATAATCTCACCCTCAGTCTCGATCTGCTCACCTGATTCAATAGCTGCCTCAATTGGACACTGGCTCTCACCATCTTCCTCTGAGAATAAACGTACCATGAACTCAGTCATTGGCTCATCCTCTGAGAAGAACTTTGTTTCTGCTTCGTCAGAATAGATATCAGAATACTCCTTCTGCTCCTCATCATCATCGTCATCATCAGCCTCATCCATAAGGGCCTCTGCTTCATCCTCTGTGAGTGGAGTTACATCCATAGTATCCTCTTCATCGTCAATAATAGCCTTAGAGAACTCGCCATTTGTCTTATCCTCAATTACTGCAACATCGTCACTAATTGGAGTAATAATCTCGTTCTCAGTCTCAACTACATCATCTGACTCAAGTGCCTTCTCAACATCATCCTGGTCTGCTTCCTCAGAGAACAATCTCTCCATGTAAGCTGTCATTGGTTCAGACTCAGAGAAGAACTTAGTTTCTGCCTCATTTGAATAGATATCAGAATACTCTCTTTCCTCTTCACCTTCGAAGTCATCATCATTGTCTGACTCTACCTCGATAAGATCCTCACCACCAAGAACTGCCTGTGCATCCTCTGCATCCATCTTCTCAAGCTGCATATCCACACCCTGTACTGATGCAAGAGTATGACCACCTGCTACATCTGAGATAATTGCGTTCTGTGCATCAATAGGAGTAATAACACCATCTTCGAACTCTACTGGATCACCTGAATGAATTGCCTCCTCTACGAGATCCTGAGTGTGTGCGATACCTGCTGATGCCTCTGAGAACATACGGCACATCATTTCATTGTCATCTGAGTAGTACCTAGTAGTAAATACTGGTGCACCTACATACTCGCTGTACTCTCTTTCCTCTACTGGCTCTTCAACCTCACCTTGACCACATGCTGGATTTGCACCAAGACTATTAAGGAGCTGAATTGCATAGGTACGTGCGTCTTCCTGATTATCGAAAATCTCTACTGACTGTACACCATCCTCCTCGAGCTGTGCCTTCAATTCCTCAGCACTCTCCTCTGAATACTCCTGTGCATCTACAATGATATGATCAAATGGCTGAACACCTACTACAAAGAGTGGCATGAAATCGCTGTAGTTACGAGTCTCAACGTTTCTGTCAAGCTCCTCTACTTCCATTTCATCATCATCCATAGTTACCTTTGCCTGGTCACCAGTTGTCTCATTGGTAACAACAACTGTATTATCCTCATCTGGCAACTTCTCAATCTTAAGATCACCTACCTTAGCTGTCTCCTCACTCTCGATTACCTCTGAGAAAAGACGCTCACAGTACTCTTGATCGCTGAAAATACGAAGAACTGCCTGATTGTCTGTGAATACTGAAAATTCCTTCTCGTCACAGTCGCCATCCATACAAGGGCCCTGCTTTGCAAGATCCTCAACAAGACGCTCATTACCAGCCTCAGGATTTAAACCGCCATCCTCTGCTTCTGGGTTAATGACACCCCCATTTACGTGATTCTCTACTTTCTCATCTGGTGCGCCAACCTGATTACCTGGGTGAACTCCATCTGCAGACGGGTGGACAAATTTTTCCAACTGACCATCCGGAACAGCGACGAGATCATAAGTATCAGCTTCGTCAGCAGCCTCCTGTGCTAAAGTAACCTCACCATTCTCTTTGTCAGTGATAGCAACGTTACCATCACCTACATTTCTATACTCTACTTCTTCAGTATCAACAACACCATTCTCCTTAGCGGACTTGATATCGTTGTCTACCTGCTTAGCCAATTCCTCATCTGTATTTGAGAACATGACTTCCATAAATCTAGTCTTCTTCATTTATGTATTTTTTAATTATTTCTTAATCGTAACCTGACTGCCATCTAAGAAAATAACATCCCTAGAAATAAGCTGATCAATAATGTCCTCTGGTGCATCTGGGTATCTATTTCTTAAGATATCCATGAACTGCTTAATACCCATACTCTGATTAGCATACTCTAATTTCAAGTCTGGGACAATACTAGAATCGCTTACCCAATCTGAACAGCAATCCTCACTGAAATGTAATTCCCTAGGTGTAATGTCATGTGCCTTCTTAAGAATCATAATACCTTTCTCTGGCAACATTCTACGATCATCAAGTCTATCAATTAGGTCAGACTTAAACTCTCTATCACCACCGACTACATCCTCATCAAGATCAAGAACCTTAGTAACCTGAATAATCAACTTACTAAATAATCTCTCTTGTTCAAATGCAGTAGGACTAATTACTACATCATTATCAACAATACTAGCAAAGCCCTTCTCAAGCATATCATCTGCCTTATTGCTGAAGGTCTTTTCGAAAATATCCTTAGTAACTGTCTTTCCACTAAACTCTTTCAGCTTAGTCTCAAACTCATTAAGACTGTCCTCATGTTTTTCTGTTTCTGGATTCAACTTCTCCTTGAACAGCTTTAAGTTAAATCTACGTCCACCACAATTAGGACAAAGGATCTGACTTACGTTCTCAGCAGTCTCCATTACATGACCACAATCTCTACATACTACCTGGCGGAGAGTCATACCACCTTCATTATATTCCTCACTAAACAACTTACGTCTCTGAGAAAATAACTTCATCCTAGCCATTACTCTTCTCCTCCTTCTTCTTCATTTTCTAGCTCTGCAGGTACTGGATTAGAACCGAATACCTCATCAATCATAGACTTGGCAAATTCAGTGTAAGCCTCTTGTATCTTCTTCAGACGCATTGGACTAACTTTACCTGTCTTGCTCATTTCCTGCATTGCTAACCTATATGGCATCTGTAATTTCTGTGCTGCTACTCTTACTGACTTGCCGAGAGAGCTTGCACCAATTAACGTAGATACCTGTTTTCCTGATACTACTTCTGGTGTAATGTTCTTAAAAATATCAAGCACGTCAGACATAAATAGAGACTTCATAATCTTAAGTGTCTCTGGGTCAATCTTCTCTAGACCACCTGACTGCCTTACTAGTTGTTTGTACTCTAAGAATAATCTCCTAAATCTCATACGGGGACTAAACTTCGCATATCTAACACGTTCCTTGAGAGTACTAATAGAAAATTCCTTCTGCTCTGCCTTGAATACACCAGAATAAGGAGAATCATTACTAATCTCTACAGCTACATTACCAGAGCTGAACTGTTTTGCCTTAAGCGTAGTGAAGTGATTGCTAATTTTTGAACTCTTAGGTAGCTTAGTGTCTCCAAATACTGAAAGATCTGAAAACTCCTTAACAAATAACTTAGTACTACCCTCACTAGTATCTGAAAATGTCTTTGTACTAGTGTCTGAATGATCTACTACTTCCACTACTGATGCATCCGCCCAACTTGGATTCATAGTTACATCAAAACCCTTCAGAGATACTAATTTCTTAAGTGTATCATGGGAGTTCTGATTATCCCAATAACCAAGAATTACCGCTGACACACCTGGTAATATTGAATTAGAGATCATACCCTTCAGACGCCTAATGTTCTGAATTGCTTGATCATCCATTCCTTCCTCTGATAGGATAGTAGCTGTACAATATACCCACTGATCGCTGTCCTCAATCCAGATACGATCAATATAGTGAGTAGGAGATGCAACACCAACTAACATAAGCTGGTCATCCTTACCTGCCGTCTTACTTGCAACACTAGCATTATACTTATTCTGTGCTGCCCAATTACGTACTAGGTGAGTGAGAGAACCTAACATTCTCTTCTTTGCAATGTCCTCCTTGTACTTATCACTAGCTAAATACTCTTCAACCACACGGCGCGGGATTATACTAGAATCACTTGCTGGTATACCGCCCACTGAAAATAATTTAACTTTAATCTGCATTATTATAATTTATCTTGTTTTAATTCACCTCATAGCCTGCTGGGGTGTTACCTGGAATAGGCTCTGCAAGTAACATAAGAGACTTAACAATACCTGCACTATCTGGATCTATTACCTTTAGTTCTACTGCAATAACATTCATGTAGCAGGTTAGATACTTATTTTTTCCCTTTGCTTTTATTAGAACGTATGAACTATCCAATGAGTTATGTAATATCTCCCACTCAAATACTTCATCTACCATCCCAACAGTACCATCTCCCAAGATAGCTAAGTTTTGATCACCTACCATAAATCTAGCACCATACGAACTACCTAGGAGCTTATTAAATATAGTAAAGGTATTTGTAGTATCAACTCCAAAATGCTCTGAAAAGTAATATTCACCTTTTGGAAGATACTCACTGTTTTTAATATTAACTACTACCTTCTTAGTTGTCTCTTTTATGGCGTCTGTGTTGTAGGTGTATTCTGTGTAAGGTCGTTCCTGTGTTAACTTAGCAGGCTCTCCCACCAACTGTAATCTTTCCTCGCTAAATACTAAGACGCCTTCCTCGTTGCAGACGTTATACACAACAGCAACTTTCTTTTCGTCGTCTTCTTCTTTGCGAGGTGTATCTGGAGTTGGATTTTTCTTCCTGCTACACTTACACAGGTCTAGTTTGAGTAGTTCTAAGTCCTTCCAAACGTACTCACCATCAAGACCATCAAGACCAATAATAGTCACTAGCTTACCTGTATCTATGTCAAGCCTAAAACTAATAGACTTTATCCGATACTCACTAGAACTATCAACGCTAAATAATCCACTACTAACACTACTAGACTTAACCCTGACAGTAGCGCCAATTAAGTCATCATAACCCCACACCCCTGCAGGACTAGTAAGGTGAATTCCATCTGTTCTAAATCTACTCATATTTTCTCCTATTAGTTTTCCCAGCCTAATCGAATAGTAGAGTTCATATTACAAACTCACTGGGAAATAATTAGATGTATTACCTCATACTATTTTCCAAGTTCCTACGCTTCTTGAGTCGAGTACGTGTATTCTTCTCTGCACCCAAGTAACCACCAAGAGCACCAACTGCAGCACCAGAGAGACCTGCACCAAGTCCACCTGCTAATGCGGTAGCAGTTCCACCCTTAATACCGAGTTCTTTGGCAGCTCGGGCAACAGCTGCAGAACTACTCAATCCAGTAGCTAAGCCAAGACCACCACCGAGTAATGCACCTGCCTTTGCACCTTTGTTAGTTGCAGCCTTCTTAATCTCCCAATCACTAAGGCCCTGCTCGTCTGCCTCTTCTGCAGCCTTCTTTCCTACATAACCTGCAATAGCACCTGGCATGATACCTCCACCAAGTAGCATTGATCTACCAAGGCCACGGTGAGAGTTGATCTCACTCAACTTAATTCTCTTCTTTTTTGATTCTCCATCAGAGTAGAATCTAATTCTCTTTACGATCATATTATCTATGTATTAATTGTTAAATTTATTAATCTATGCTACCATTCTTCAAGTACCTAGCAGACATACCACCTGTACCTAAGAATGGACGTAACAAGCTTTCTTTTTCTTAGCCTGTTGTTGTGCTGGATCTACTACCCTAACTTACTATTCTTAATTGTATCTAGTAGCTCCTGTCTTTGTCTTTCTTTTTCTTCCTTATGTCTCTTGTACAGCTTATATCCACCATAACCAAGACCACCTAATAAAGCACCTGCAGACCCATAAACTATTACTTTACCTAATCTATCTATATTTTTAGGATTAGCAAATTCTTTATTTCTTAGTACTATCATTCTTCCTCTTCTTGCCTAGTAGAATTCTTAGTGGACCTGTAATGCTTGTAATTCTAGATCTAGCTTTTCTACTAGCTTCGTTGACTATAGGTATTTCCTCAATCTTTTCATCTACCTGTTCAATTGGGTCTACTGCACCAACTATGACACTACTATAATCAATACCGCTAGTTGGTATGTAGCCTGAAAAATTCTTCCTCCTTCGTATGATCATAGTATAGTTAAGTTTTATTCAGTTTCTTTTAATGGGTTATACCTATCTTGATTTTCTAGCATGTCTTCTTGATTCTCGACCTTACTAGTAAACCTTTTCTCTTTTAATTCGTCCATGTGTCTTACTTCTTAGGCATTGATACAGGAGGAGCAGTTTTCGCTTTATTCTTATAGAGACTTGTATTATCTGGCTTCTGGTTTGTATTTTCCTGCTGCCTAATCCTAATACGGTCTTTATTATCTGAGATTTCTTTTTCATTCTCAGACCTTTGTAATTGCGTAAGCTGCCTATTCTTCTGCATCTGTTCTTTAATACGCATCTGTTGTCTTTGATGATTCATTTGGAGCTGTTGTCTCTGTAGTCTCATCCTTTCAATCTGCATATCTCTGGCTGACACTTCTTGACTCTTTGCCTCTGCCCCTTGTTCTGGTAATTCTTGACCTGTCTTATTTTTCTCTGGGTCAACTATATCACCTGGTTCCGGAGCTGCATAGTATTTACTCCTTAGTAGAATCATGATCCTTTTTATATTTATCATATAGCTTCTTACCACCATATGCTAAGCCAGCTGCACCAGCCACACCAAGACCTACGTAACCAGCTTTCTTAAGTTTCTGACCAAGTAATTTCTTCCTTAAAGGCTCTTCTGCAATTGTATTTTCTCTCATTTTATTAGACGCTTCGTCTGCACCCTTTAAGATCTTCTCATAGAGGCCCTTACGGTGATGTCTATAGTTTTCAGCACTGTCCCAATAATTTCCAACAGACTCATGATTTATCTTACTAGTGACACCTCCACCCTTTACGGTCAAACCTGACTCAAATGTACGACCTAATAAGTAATCATTGGGGTTAGTTGTGTTTTCAAACTTCCTAACCATTTTTAAGGCTTTTGCATATTCAGATCTTTTTTTTCTTAGTGCCCTCTTACCTAACCAACTAAGGCCTTCGTAATCACGCTCTGCAAAGTATTTAATTCTTGGTACTATCATCTTTTCCTGACTTTTTCTGATTATATAGTGCAGCGCCAAGTGTGAGTGCTCCTGCTACCGCCGCCAAGCTACCCGTCTTCTTTGCACTACCTACTTGCTTATCTGTCGGCAATCTCTCTAGGTACCTCTTAATAGACTTATCGCTAAGTTTTGGGTGAAGCTTCTTAATTTCTTCTACTGTCATCTTACCGTACTTCTTCTTAGCACCTCCGATTAATGTAGCGAGTCCAGCAGTAGTACCACCCATACCCATTAAACTAATACCTGCCGCCTTAGCAAGTTTCGTTTTCTTCTTATCAGTTTCTTCCTTCTTAGCTACATCACTTTCGTCAGTAGCAGAATATTGTTTTCTTAGTATTATCATGTTCCTTCTTCCGTTGGTGTTTCTAAGATACTTGGATCCATACCTTGCTGTTCCAACATATTAGATAGTTTTGCCTGTGAATATGCTGTGTACTTATTGATTGTATCTTCTGTTATGAGAGGCTCTGTATTTGGGTCAATGTCCTTAATGAGTCCCTGTATGTAACTGAGATAAGCCTTTGTATCAATAAGAGGTGCTGATCCTTCTAATGTTTGGAGTGCGTTAGTGACAATACCTGTAATACCATTCACAAGTCCGCCAATACTTTCACTCTGGTTTATTTGATTATTATACTCAACGCTAGTCTTTTCACTAATATGTAGTTGGATTCTACTTGGGTCAATCTCTTCATGATATACAGTTTCATATATCTTAGCAGCTAACCTAGTAACAGATTCTTTAATACCTGTCATAAAACCCGTCACCCTACTATTAGCTCTCTCACTCTGTTGTAGAATCTGCCACTTACTACCACTCGTACTATCCAAGATTGTTGCTGGAATACCGAGAGGGCTAAGTACATTACTCCTACAGTTATCGAGGTTCTGCATAAGATCTAGTAGTTTATCACTAAGTTTATCTAGTGGCAACATACTATTCTTATTACCAATTGTTGAGTTATAGTCTGGTACAAACTTAGCTGATTGACTGAGTGTGTTTTCCAAGAAAGATACTGCATCAAATTGACTTGTTAAGAATGATGCTAGTTCATTTGTATTATTAGCCAGCTTAGTAGTTCTTGCACAAATCTCATTAGCAGTCTCAAGTGGTGTCTGCTTATCAAATTGTAATAAGAAAATCTGAATGCTTGATATATCCCTCAACGATATAAGAGATACTAGGAGCTCTTTAATAACAAGTTCTTTCACCTTTAAGATGGATGAATAGAATAATGGCTCCCCTGCTAAGTATGAACAAGTCTTAAGTACCTTTTCTATATTATCTTTCCCGCTTGTCTTACCGAAACTAGGCTTGACAGTGTGATTTTTATTTTCCCAAGATTCATCAAGGTCATTTTCAAGGCGTAAGTTAATAGAGCCTAACATAAATGCACTCTCTGATGGAATTTCATAGAGCTTATTGTCTGAACCCCTAGTAATATAAGAATCCACTGTATCACCTGTTTTATCTTTCTTCTTCTTGAGTACTACACTAACTGGATCATTAATCTCCTCAAATCTAAACTTAAGGTGACCAAGTTCATCCTTAGTATTCATCAACATACTAGTATAGGACCCGTGAAATACAACATCCTTAACATGACTTCTGATGTAATCGTAGATCTTTAAGTCATTGATTAGTATTTCATTTATCTTCTCAGTCTTGAACTCATCTGCTGCCTCATTATTCTCATCCATAATAGTGACAGCATTTCTACCCTCACCTAAGAAGTTAATTATGTAGTCAGCAAAAAAGTTAGTAGCTAATTTTACAACATCTAATAACTGATAACTCTTGAGCTCGTCTGATCTTTCGTAGTAACCAGACATTAAATTACTAGGTGATGCATTTCCTAGGAGAGGTGATTTTCTCTGACTACCACCAAACCTTCCACCACCAGTTGATCCAATTTTACTATAACCAGAACCACTATTGAAAATGTTAGATCTCAATGGAACTCTTGATGAACCTACTGAGAAACTACCAAACATCTTCTCAAAAAAATTTTCGTGCTTCTTCATTTTCTCTATAATTTTATTTTAGTTCCCAAAGCCTAATCGAATAGTAGATAACATAAATTATCACTTTGGGATATAGTAAGACACACTATTGCTGTGCCTGCTTATTACGATCATATAGTTTCTTAGCACCAACTGCAAGACCTGCCGCTCCCGCTACACCAAGACCTACATAACCAGCCTTCTTTAAATTCTTACCTAACGCTTTCTTAGCACGGAGAGTCTTAACTAGTTCCTCACGTCCTTTATTCTGTACCTCCTTAACAACCTTTGGTTTAACTACAGATTCAGGTTTAACATAGGATGCCTTAGGTTGAACTACCGGCTGCTTAATGACAGACTCTGGCTTAACGTATACAGCTTTTTGTGCAGGTTTAACTACAGATTCAGGTTTAACATAGGATGCTTTAGCTGGTTGCTTAGCTAATCTTTCTGCTTTCAATGCTGCTGCGCGATCTGCCCTAGTATTTTTATTCTTAAGTAGTGGGTCATTCGCGTAGTTACCTGCTCTAGAAATTCTTGCTTCTGCTACTTTTCCAGACTCTAAGTTATTTGAGTACCTATCAAACCCGACCTCTTTCTTTACCATCTTTCTAGCTTCAGAAACTTTCTCTGGATCTTTTAGCATCCAATCTACCCTACTTGCATTATCTCTTAGTTTGGATTTATCCTGCATTAATTTATTAACCCGATCAGAGTCCCCCCCCGTTCTTCTAGCATCTATTAGATTTCTTGCGTGATTTCTTCTAGCAGACTTAAGATATTTCTGTCCACCTTCACCTAGCCCAGCATAATCTCGACCTGCAAAATATTTAATTCTTGGTATTATCATTTTCTCCTGGTATATTATATAGGTTACTTGCGTCGATCATTACTGGATCCTCTTGCTTTTTTCTATACCTCATTAATTTTCTAGCAGCCAGTGATAATCCAATACCAGCTGTACCAATCGCAAGTGCTCTATTACTATTCTTTCTCTTCATCACTGCCTTTGACCTCTCTACCGCACCACTAACTCTCCTACTTAAGTCTGTTCTTCTCGCATTCATAAAGTTAGAGATGCTCTTCTCTGTCTCAGCTAGCTTCTGATTCTCTGTTCTTAGGTCCTTTGCGAACTCTCTTCTAATCTTCCCAGCACCAAATGGACCCTTACCTGATATATCTCTTCTTGCCTTATCCTTCAATGCAGTCCCAGCAATATCTCTACGTAGTCTTGCATCCCTTACTAGTTTTTCAGATTCGGCATTTATTAAGTTGGTTCCTTTTTCTAGGTGCTTCTGTGCTTGGCTATCGATTTTCTTAGTACCAAGTTTATTTGCTACCTTATTATAACCAACCACTGCACCAATAGAACCAACTACTCCGCCTGCACCTACTAAATTTGCAGATCTATTCTTCTTAGTCTGCTCTTCATAGGATTCAGCGAAATACTTAATCCTTGGTATTATCATCTTTCTTGTTCTTATATATTAAGCTACCAATGCCTTTACCTGCAAGTCTAGAACCTTCGCCTAATGCAATACTCTTTACTGCTGCTTGACCTGCATAAGTTCCCCAGGCAGCACCAAGACGCTTCCTACTCTCCTTCATTAGCTCTTTACTTGCACCCAGTTTCTTCATGTTCTTAAGACCATTAAGACTTGCTTTTCCCTCCGCTACTAATAGTGGGGCTGCAAGAGCTGCTGGTACTGCGGATGCTCTAACTTTATTCCAAGTTGACTCTTTCTTACCCTCTGCCTTTAGTTTTGCAGATTTCATACCTGAGTGAAAACCGTTTGCTGCAATACCAAGATGACCGATAGGAGATACAGTAGCAATAGATGATGCCTGGTACCCCTTATGCGCAGCCTTACCGATGATAGACTTAGATCTACCTGATCTTAGGTAATTAGAATGGCCTATTTCATGAGCTAGTACGTCTGCATCCTTGTGCTTGCCCATTACAATAGAATCTTTTCCTAGGTTGTCAACTACCTTACTTCCATAGATTCCCTCTACTGCATCTTTGATTCTATCTGCAGCCTTTTTATAGTTCTTGTTGCCAGATGATCTTGACTTTTTCTTCAAGTATGCAATAGCGTTCCTAACTCTTTTACCAGCGCCTGTTCCTACGTAAGCTGAGTTCTGAAAGTTGGGGTCTTCGATAATCTTAGGACCTCCATTTTTCTTAACCTGATCTACTAGTTTCTTTCCGATTGATTTAGCGTCTTTTGCTTTCAATTCGGATTTTTCTAGGTAATCTCCGCCTTTCTTTGTAATTGCATCACCTAAGAGACCGCCACCAACTGTAATTCCAGCACCTCCTGCGATCTTGGCAGCGCTTTTAGCAGTTGTGTAATCTTTCTTCTTCTTTTCTTCTTTCTTATCTGCGAAGTATTTAGTTCTCTGTATTATCATAGTATTAAAATTAAAATATATCTTCTAGCATATTCTGTAACTGTATGCTACTATCTTCCCTAGCATTTCTTGTCATCTGCTCTACTATCCTTAGCTGTTTATTTGCAGAGCTACCACCATCTTCGAGGTATTGTGAGTATTTCTTATAGCATGCCCAGATAGAACCAACACAAGCATCAGCAATATCCTTAGTACCTGGTTGATCTCCTGTTTTTCCTCTATAATCAAACTCAAAACAATTAGAGATATCTGGGTGATCTATCTTAACGTGACCACCATTTTTTCCATTAGTTACTATTCTAAGCTCTGAACACTCACGTAACATTCTTTCATTGTATACCATCTTAACCCTCTTAGATAAGACAATATTTTTGAACATAAAGTAAGGTTCTGTTGTTCTATCCACTGACAACTCTTCATAAGGGATACCAACACGCTCACAAGATTGGAATAAACCAGCACTAGCAAAAGAGTCAGCACTAACATTTACATTATAGTCAACATTTAATCTTTGTATAAACTGGAATATATGGTCAAGTGAAGTAGATTGTCCTTTCTTCCTACTGAGTCCAAATAATAATGGTACTTTGAATGTAGGATAAGGAGTTGTATCAAATCCATCCGTGTCTGTTATCTCACCGTCAAAATAAGAGACTGCTATACCACACACGTCATTCCTAAGTCCAATATCTAGGTGTATGAATAATGTAGTATGTCTAGGTATCTTAGTAAGCATTGGTGAGACTCTATCATAGATTGTATCCTCTAAGTTGAAGAAATCGATATCATCAATTACATCATCACCTAGGTTTGGTATACTAGAACACTCAATTACACTTGATATGTTGCCTTGAAAAAATAGCTCCTTACTAGAATAACCATATCCCGCCAAGTCTTGTAGTGATCTGATAGGGTCTAAGATAAAATTTCGCTTAACCTGTATTGGACATTCTATGATTCTGTCCACATCTAGTTTACTTCTATCTGTTGTTTCTTCTAGTACAAAAGGTGTATGTACTGAATCACCCCTATAGAATTCAAACGTCTTACCTTCACTTTCTCTATATAATTCAGGTCTCGCTACCCAATGTGAATATTTAGCGAGGTAGAGTTCATCCTCTGGTACAGTCTCTTCAAACTTATCTGCCACTGAGTGATCTGCATCCTTAGCACTACTATCAACAATTACATGTCCAAAATTATGCCTCTTACTAACAAAACGAGATTGATAACGTGTAAGGACCTCACTAAGTTTATTCATTGCATCTTGTGGTCTCCAGAATCCAATCTCAGAAAGCACACTAAATACAAGCTGAGTACCTAAGACTGCATTTGACTTAGGACCTGATGAAATAAGTCTGATCTGTGGCTTATTATACTGATTCTTGAAATATGGACTCAGCGCAAAAACAGTTTTAAAATATACTACGAAATCTTTATACGCTGTATCTTCGTTAGCATGGAAAAAACCAAATGCGATCTTAACACCACCCGCTAGACCAAGACTAAGGTTCATATTTGTACAACAGTCTAGACGATGATACATATAAAGTCCCATCAGTTTAGACATAGTTGACTTACCAGAACCAATACAACCACCAAATGATACATAAGGAGTTTTAGTGTTGATAGGTGTTGGATAAATCTCAGAACCAGCATTTTTCCAGATATCAAAAATAGACCTACCGTGATTTGTTATTCCTGGATTGCCTAAGAAATAATCATCATGTACAAATTGATCAAAAGATACTGGTACATGATTCATACCTAATAGCTTGGAGCCCACTATTATCTTCTCATCTCTGCTAAGCTTCGAATACTGTAGCTCTATATCAGAAGGTAACACTAAGTCCCCAATTGAAGATGTTGGGTCGGATTGTACTATAAATTTGTTCCCACTCATAACATCTCATTTTAAAATTGGTTCCCCTAACCTCATCGAAGAGTAAGATTCTTGTTTCGAATCTATTAAGGGAAATAATATGGTAATTAAAAAAGTTTACCAACTAAGCTTATAATATCAGATATATATCTAACATCCTCAGAATCATGGGACTTAATATAGTAGTTCTTATAACTATCTAATTCAAATAATAAATCTTCCTTGAAATCAGAAATGCCTGTCTTCCTACCTGCTAATTTATGCCAAGTTCCACCTTTAAATACATACCTTGCATTATAACTACAACTGAGCCATGTATCAAAAGTTAGGACTCCATTTTTAACTTCACAATGTAAGAAAGGACCTTCATCATCTGCATCAGGGTAATCTTCATACAATTTCTGTGACTTACTGCACAAGTCCTCTACTAACTTTTCAGAAACCATACCTTGAAGTTTTTGATCTCCCCTAAAAGCTGGTAAAGTTGCTACATCTTTTACAGAATAATACGCAGTCCTTAAAACTATCATAGTTTAATTCTTCTCTGAGTCTTGGTCTTTCTTATACTTATCATAGAGCTTCTTACCACCATATGCAAGAGCTGCAGTACCTGCTAAACCGAGACCAGTATATCCTATCTTCTTAAGACTCTTACCTAATGCCTTCTTAGCGCGAAGATCATCTGCAATTGCTTTATGGCGATTTATAGAAATCTCAGACTGAATCCTTCTACTATTAGTATCTGCAAGTAATTCAGTCTTCCTGAATCTCGCCTTACCATCCACTTCGGAAGCTGCTCGATTTCTTCCAAA